CGGTTGCGATTTCTTCGGCCATCGAAATCGTTGAATCTTCGCTCAATTCGCTGGAGACTTTGGTAAGCGTTCCCCACTTTCGAGCGACGAGGTTCAGCGGCCCGTAGGTCGCTTGGGATTGGGTAAATTCCTTGGTTTCGCCAACAGGATAAGCAACCATCCCGGTAAGGCGTCGCGAAGTTGTCAAGGTGTCCGAAACCATGTTGCGAACGAAGGCGTAACGCGGAATTACGCCGTACTGGACAACCAGCCGAATGACACCCGCCACAAACTCAGGGGGAACCAAAACACCGGCCCCGGTTGGGTCGTTGGTTTGGAGCGTGTTTTGGACGCCGTGATCCTTGCACCATTGCCGAGCCGATTCGCTGCCGAAATGGGCTTGAAAGAACTTACCGACGCGAAAGGCTTCTGCCTCTCCATCCGGCCCAGTGAACACCGCTAGGGGCTTGGTCGCCCGAGCCGTTGCCGGGACTCGGAAAGTCGAGCCGGTCAAGGGTTGGCTGTCAACGTGTTGGCGTACCGTATTGGAGACGGCTTGCTCGATCTTCATCGCCCGTTCGCGTTGCTTGGCAAGATTCTCGATCTGGCCCGGCTTGCCTTCGGTCCCGAGAATGGTATCGATCTCGGCTTGCTCATCTTCGAGCAATTCGCGGGTCTCTTGGGTTGCGATCGCTTGAATCGCTTGAACCTTGGCTTGCAAGGCCTGAATTTCGTCTGCTAGTGCTTTCGCGCTCTTCATTTGGACTGCCCTTATTGGGTTGTGTGGCAGTCGTTAAACCAAGATAGCGGCATGACTGCCACGGAAAACAAACTGTTTTGAACCGTGAGTCACTGCCGCTAATAAGTTGCAGAGTTGTTGGCACTTCTGGCCGACGCAATAAATCTAGGCTAGTCGGCTGGGCTTGTCAAGTGTTTTGAAAACTGGGCCATTTTAGCCCGCATCAAATTTGCTTTGGCCTGATCGAATTGCGAAGCGACTTTCTTTTTCTTCTTGTCGCTCGATCCATACCTAGCCGTCGCTAGCCCGAAGTCGATAGACTCATCGACCCCGAACCAAGTTTCGTTGGCCATCATAGACTCGATCTCGCTTGGATCCGTGTCGACCATATGCTGCCGGTAAATATCGACCAGCGACGCGTCATAGCTTTTCAGTGCCGAAATCACTTTGCCTAGCTCATCCTGGTTGCCCATCGCAAAGGCCATCGCTCGATGGATCATAATCCGCGATCCGTCGGCCATAAGGCGATTCTTGCCAGCCAAGAAAATCACACTAGCCGCCGACGCTGCTAGGCTGTCGTTGATCGTTGTAACCTCCCCGCCGTGTGATCGAAGCGCGTTATAAATGCCGATCCCCTCATCGGCCGCGCCGCCTGGACTGTTGATTCGGATAGTCACAGGACTGGATCCGAAAGAACGCAACGCATCAACGACGCCCTTCTGCGTGATCGGATATTCGTCCCATCCATCGCCAACAATACCGCTCAAAAGAATTTCGTTGGTTTCTGCCTTGACTTCGATCATTATTTCGCGCCTTTCAGTTCAAATAGCCTGTTTTCCCACGTTTTAACCTCGTTTTCGACGGCTTTTTGTAGCGATTCGCCACCATACTGAGCCGCCAAAGACGCTAGAATTTGCGTCGATTTCTCGCAATGGAGCCTTGCTAGGTCACGGTCGAGCCCGATCGCTTCGATCTTGTCGGCTAGTTTTGCCTCCCATTGCGGATACTTTTTGCCGATCCAAGCGACGAATTGAGCCTTTTTCGATGCGTTGATAGCGTTGTTGCCTTCGGTCTTGATGAGCCCCCGTAGCATTTGCTCGACGGCTCGATCGTTTCGGGCTTGCTCCTGAGTATCCTCTTGCAAGCCCTCTTGATCGTCCTCTGGCGTGTCCTCTGCTTCGTCTGGCGATTGTTCCCCGGTCGCTGTGCTGATCGCGGGGTTGATGAATTCATCGCCGCCGACGTAGGGATTCAGGTCGAGCTTGGCCCTGCATTCGTTCGGGTTCATAATCCTTGAGGCAATGGCCTTGGAGAATGATTCCATCGTCGTTGCTAGGTCGGTTCGATACAACGCTGCCGGGTTGCACTTGAAATAGACTTCCCTGGAATTCTTTTCGCGTCGAGTGCGAAGCTTCATGTCGCATTGCTCCTCGAACTTAACTAGCCAATGATCCAGGCATTGAAGGTAAGCTAGCTGGCTTTGTTCCCTTGTGCTGTAGCTACTCGATTCGCCGTCCCCTGGCATCGCCTCAAGACCAAAAAGCATACCAACCTCCTGCCGGGTAAGCTTTTGCAAGGCTGCGAATTGAGCGTCATTGTTGTTCATGCTCACCGCGTTGGCCTTGATGCCTTCCCTAAGCAATCCAGCCTTGGCCGCGTTGTCGCTGCCCGCTTCGGTCTTGTTGAATTCGTCAATGAACTCCTTGGCGTCCTCAGTCTTGCGTAACGCACCCGACGGAGCCTCCAAGAATAACTTGCCTCGAAAGCCCCGCTTGAGTTGGTTTAGCTTGAAGTTCACTTCTTCGCTGCCCGTCGCGAATGTCTTATTGGCAACATCGAGCAGCCCGATACCCTCGACGCCATCGAAGGAAAAGCCTGGAACGTGCAAAACGTCATCATCGTGAAAAACTAGGTAGCCGTTGGCGTCCGCATCGTAGGCATCGAAAAGGTTTTTCTTGCTCTGATTGTCCGGCTTTGTGATATGGTACTTTTCGCCCTCGTGAATGATAGTCCAGGTCGCATCGGGCATCATAGGAATTAGCTCGGTAATCGTCCGAGCGTTGCGAATGATAGCCGCCCTGCCATTTCCCTTGAGCAGAGCATGGCTCAAGAATTGCTCCTTGAAGGTCGATGGGGCTTGGATCTTATTCGGTTGCTCTCTGAGTAACTGATATCCAACATGCAAAGTATCGTTGATCGAACCTTGCCCAACCACCCGCTTAACGTCAACAGGGATTCGCCCGAAATCCCCGGTTAGCTTGTTGTGCGCGTACCAAGCCGGAGGGACTCCTAGAGCCTCATTCACGCCGACCCTACGCCCGCTCAAATACGAGTCATCGTCTAGCCCCATCCATCGAGCAAACACGCTAAATAAACTCATCCGAGCCCCCTTTAAGTGACGTAAAGTTTACCCGAAGAACGCTCAGGCTGCAAACTAGCAACCCTGTAAGCCATAACCGCCGCCACGATTGGGTCAATCTTGTCTTTCGACTTGGCCTTATCGAACATCCATCGATCCTGGCGATCCTTGCATATCATTGCATTATTCGCGCACCATCGAAGCAACTTGGATTCCAGGAATACAAGCCGCCCGTCCTTCATCAACTGAATGAGGTCGCGAATAGCCTCATTGAAGTTGGCTTGATTCTGTGCCATCCTAGCCGCCGTCGCTCCAGCCTTGCCTATCTTTTCGCCGAGTTGCTGCCCGTTGTACGGATCGTAAGCTACTTGCTCGATGCCGTATAGCTCTATCTCTTCAATCAGCGATTCGGTTAAATCCTCGATCGGATAGGTACACTTAAACAGTTCTTCGGTGTGTACAAACTCCGAGAAAGGCATGGCCGTTAAATCTCGCTTTGAGTCTGCCGCGATAAACGCCCGCGTCTTGATTTCGTATCGAAAAACCGTCTTGCCTTTGGCGTCTGTATCGATCGGGAATCGAGCACACAAGGCATACGCCGCTAAGTCGTCACGGGCTCCAAGGTCAACCCCTGAGCCGAAAGCATCGGCTCCGTTCCAATCGCTATGAGCCCCAACGCAATTATCGAAGTCGTTTAGATCGAAGGCTTTTTCCGTCGAGGATACTAGGGTATTGCCGTGAAACCGCTTGAATCGATTGATGCCGATCGCGGTTGCCTTGGATTCGTTCCATCTCTCCCTAAGGTAATCAGCCTTTACTGAAACGCCGAGATTCGGATTGCTCTTTTTCCAGTTCGCCTCATCGCCTGGATCGTCTTTGTCGTCTAGCTCGTAGATCAGAGCGAAGAGGGTATTGTCGCTGTGGATGCCCGAGACGACATTCACCGCGTAGTTGTAATCCTCTTTCCACAGATCGGAACTATCATCGCCTGCCGTGGTAATAATCAAGTGCAATGGTTGCGACCTAGACGCCGAACCCGTCACCATCGTATCGTAGAATTTCCGATGGTAGTGGCTCCACTGGTGCAGCTCATCCATAACGACAACATGCGGATTCAATCCGTCGAACGGCTTTTCGCTCGACACCTTGCGAATGTAGGATTGATTGTGCTTGAAGGTAATCGTTTCGTTCTTAATGTCCGTGTATTTAGTCAGCGGTTGAGACTGGCTTACCATCCGTTCGCACTCGGAATAAACGACGTTGGCCTGCTCTTTCTTGGTTGCCGTCAAAAGGATCTGACCTACCGCTTCGGGCTTGCGGGTCTTCGGGTCAATGTCGGCCATGGCACAGAAGTGACAAACGCCCGCGATGAGCGTCGATTTCCCATTTTTCCGGCCCATCGACCAATAAACTTTTCGGAATCGCCTTGAGCCGTCCTCATCGCGCTTCCAACCGAAGATATTCCATAGCCCGAATAGCTGCCAATCTT